ATAGAATTCCTCTGCATTTTCTACGAACGCAAACTCATCAAGATACAAGAGGTTTATAGACAATCCACGAATAGAACTCGAAGATGTTGCAGCTGCAACTACTTTACTATCATTTCCAAACTCGATGTTACCTTTGTTTAGAATCTTAACTCCAGGCTGTAAAAAGAATGGTACACTCTCTAACATGGTGACGATACGGGATATCATCTCCCTTGCAATTACACCTTTGTTTGCAAGAACCGCTACAGTTACTTCGGGATGGAATAGTAGATACCATAGTAAATATGCACATGATGTGATTGATTTACCACTCTGACGTGATGCAAGAACTACGTTAAAACGATTATCATTATAGTGGTTTATCAGTTTGTCTTGATATCCACGTAATTTAAATTTGACAAGACCTTCGTCTAGTGATATAATAGAACAATAGGATTCTATAAAATGAACAGGTTCATTAGAACATTTTATGTATTCTTGTAATTCCTCGGGTGTGTACTGAGTTTCTACACCAGCACGTTTTACGAGGTTATTACCAAGATATCCTTCATTAATTTTTGCAACCATATTTTAGTCTTTCTGTTTCTCTTTCTTAAGAAACTTTTGTAGTTCTGATGTGGAACCAACGTATAGGTGATTGTGTTGTGTACCTATTTTTCTTTCGTCATCTTTCTCTAAATCTTTGATTTTCTTCTGAACATCCAGTAACTTCTCTGCTGTCTCGGCAACAGTCTTTATGAGCTGTCCTGCGACCTCGTATGCTCTCGGGTGTTCCGTTTCTTTAGATAGTTCGAGTATTCCATCGATTGCATCTTGCCCTCGTTCTACGAGGTTGTAGAGGTTCTCACGGGCATACTTGTAATCACTCTCAATACTCTCTGAACGAGGAGTGACCTTAACCACATTGGATGTGACAGTCTTAATTTCTGTGTTGATATCTAATAAGTCGTTTAACTTATCATCTACATTGTCTTTTGGCATAATTAACTCGCATCGGTTACCTTATCTGCACTAAATGTGGAAGTAACATTCTCATCGTAAAAATTTACGGTTTCTGCAATCACAAACGTATCATTTGGATTTACTGAACCTACAAACTTAAGGGTTGTATTTGCATCAATTGTTATTGCACTTGACACTACAATTGATAATTTATCAGCTGCAATACTAGAAACTGTCGGATTAGTTGCTAAATTAGTTCCGAACACTTCATCGTTTACACTTATAGAACTATTTATTGCAGTAGGAAAGGTCACTGTTGTGGAACCTGAAACTCCATTCGATAGTTGTGCAAACGCAGGTTCATAGTGTTTAACTTCTTTAATAAGTCCTGCTCCATCAATCTGAGTGGTTGTGAATGCATCGTTACCATCTCCAATGTAATCTCTTTCAATAACATTTCTGATAACCTCACCAGTATATACAGGGCCGAACATGTATAACTTCATTGTGAATTCTAATGTGTACTCTATAACACGTCTTTCTTCAAATCCACCCTCATAGGTATCATTCATTGCAATACCATTCAATACAATTGGAACATCTCTGTAATCAGTCATTGTATCAATCATTTTCATTGTGACTGTATATTCAGGTTGGAAATATGGTATAATCTGTTCTATAATTTGTAATGCATCACTCATGTTCTTTGCAAGAACACTTAGTGTAAAGTTTAAGTCATATGGAGCTGGTTGGTATTGGAAGGCTCTCTTTCCACCATCTGCTAGTTCCGTTGTAGATTTTACATTTCTTAGTAGTTTATTTTGTTGTCTTGCTGGGTCGTAATTAAAACCAGTCAATTCAAATGCAAGTCTCGGTAGACTGATTGCACTTCTCATACCATCACTTAGGTTAGCATCTTCTGCTAATCTTTCTAAGAACTTCTGTTTAGGGCCGTATGATATTGGAACTTTCTGTTCATGTAATATAGTACCATCTGCTTTTACTTTCTTAACTGATATGTTGTTAAAACACGTTCCAAAGATAGAGACTGCTCTCTTAATCGTTTCATTATAAAAGTATGTTCCAAACATTATGTAACCTCACCGAATGGGTTTGTTTCACTAAAGTCTAGATATGTATCCCCTTTAGTTTCAAAATCTAAGTTCTGTGCATTACCATCATTTGCAAATGTCAATATGTCTACGATAGTTTCTATGTTAAATGATGCAGTTGATGATGCACCAACTAGTGTATCTCCTGCTTGAAGTGTTCTAGTGTTATCTTTAATTGTTAGAATTCGTGTTGCCGCAACCCAACCAACCACTTCACCAGCCGCAGTTCCATTGTAATTGATTACTTCACCATTTGTATAGTTACCACTTCCACCACTTGCCATATACATCTCTATTGTATATGCCTGTTCGTTCTCTATAAAGTCTGCAGCTGTTCCAGTATCGAAATCTTCTCCACTGTATTCGAACAGTTCACACTGTAATTTGAATGTAAATAGTTTTCCAACTTGGTAAAATGGGTTTTCGTGTTCCACGAATTTGATTTCAAACATTGAACCACTAAGAGGAAAGTAGATTAAATCTCCTTCGTTTGGTCTAAGTGATGTTGCAAGGTTTGAATCTAATGAGATGAATCTTTCCCATGTTCTTAAAGATATGACGAAGGTTGCTTGGTCTCTTACTTGGACACCAAACTTGGACATGAGGTCACCCTCTCCTTCAAATCCTTCTGTATTTTCTAAATACATTTCTACTGAGTATGCATCTCCAAAACTGGATTGTACATCTTCACCAAGAATAGAGTCTTCCTCTACAATTTCTCTTGGTAGGTAGAATGTTTCATGTCCATACATTCTTAACGACTCAACAACTAAATCCTCATAGAGGTGTTGTTCAGTGTTTACTGCATGGTTAAAGAATACGTTTGTAGGCATAATTTAAGTCCGTTTTAACCAATCATATCCATGACAGGCATTTCAAAGTTCAATCTAGACTCTTCTTCTAGTCTCTGAATCTCTTCTTGTGCTTCTTGTTTTATTTGTTGTGCATCAAGTGTAACTCCGCCAGGCAGTTGTATACCTGAGAACTTAGAAAGGTTTTCACCCCATTGATACTTAACTAGTGCAGTTGCATATCGTTTTAACCACATATCGTTGTAGATATCAGTCATGTCTGTTGGGTCTAACTTTCTGTAACACTCAATAACTATGAACTCACCAGCTGTAAGTTTAGATGCATTGTAATCTATGTATAGTCTGTTACTATGTGTATTGAAACGTATTGGTATTTGACCTACTAACATGTTGTTCATCATCGTAAGATGTGATTGCACTTGTGAGTAGTATAGAATACTGGTAGATGTTAAATCCCAAAGGTCATTCAATCTAAGTTGGTATTGTAAATCAAACATATTTGACTTAACACCACTTGAGAATGGGAATAGGTTTATAACAGAAAGAACATGTTCAGGAAGTGTTATGTAGTTCTGACCTTCTCCAAAAGTCTGACCAGCAATATTCTGTGTTCCAGTTGTCGCTGCATTATGGGTTTCGTTTGTTTTAAAGGCATCAATCTCTGCTTGAGTCATCTGATGTTTTAGGTAAGTCTTTATACTACCATCGTAGTGATATTCACGAAAGTATTGGAGTGCTTCATCAACCCTATCGTCCATTTGGTCATCATCAACGTTGATTTCCAAAACTGGAGCTCCAAGTTTCCTCTTAATGTATTGCTTAAATGTGTCTTTCGAATTCGGTTGTGCCATAATAGTATTCCTGTAGTAATACTATTTATATCTTTTTAGTCTTGGAAGTAAGTCTTAGTTTGAAGTCTATCGATTTTTTCATCGATTCTTTCTATTGTACCCATTAGACGAGTGAAGTCTATTTCAATTTGGTCTCTAGTAACGTAATCTTTAGCTATCTCTTCTCGTGTTCTATTGAGAAGAATATTCAATCGATTCTGTTCTGCTAAAATAGAACGTACTAAGAATCCTATCGGAAAAACTATTACCGTTATGATGACGTTCCAAAGAATTGCTGGGTTTACTATAATATCCATACCAGTATTTAGTATATCTACTTCAGTATGGGGTCTCCTTTTGTATCAATTTCAAATTTAAATTCATCGGGATTGTAAGTGTCCCCATTGATAGGCATTCTTGATTCTATACCACCACTGTATCGCATTTCTATATTAAATGCAATAGAGTACCTTTCTTTATTAGAAAGATTTGGTTCTACCATATGCATAGTACCACTAGGGAATAGTACTAACTTACCCGATGTAGGTTGAATAGAATGTGATGTAGGTGTTCGGTTTGAGTGAGGAAAATCTGCAACTACCTTACAGTCTTTATCAATGATATCTATATTACCTTCATCTCCCTCTGCATGGATGTAGAATGCACCCGAATACCAACACCCATTATGTAAATGTGGTTTGTTCCATGCACCAAAATCATTAATGTTAGCCCATGCATTTCCCATCTGCATGGTTGCTTTAACTGGATTTAATCCATGAAATGGTATTACTTCTCTTTGAAATACCCGTTGTATTTTTTTTATCAATTGTGCAAAAGCAGGATTACTCTCACAACCATCATTTGATTGCCACCCAGTATATGCATTGGATATTCTACGACCTTTAGGGTCTTTTTGTCTCATCCCATCCATAGTCTCTTTTAGTAGGTGTAAATACTCTTGTGTTACTCCATCTTGTGGGTGTAACTCGTCATTGAGTAAATCTACTTCAAATAAAAAGGTAGGGAATAGTAATCTAACTGCCATCGGTATCTCCAAAATTCATTTCTAATTGCACTTCAGGGTGTTCTTCACTGACATGCATGGGACACTCGGGTGGTGGATTATCTTCTTTAAACATACGACCTTTCTCTTTCCAAAATCCATGTTTTCTATATGCACCCATCTGTCCAGTCTCACTTCGTTCTTTTTCTGATAACCCCTTCCATCTTCCATACTCATCCATTGTATAAAACACTTCATCATCAAATTGGGCAGTAACTAACGACCTGTTTTCAGTAAAGGTCTGACTGTCGTAGTTTATATAGGAAGCATTCCATGTCTCTCGTTTAAATGGTATCACTTGACATAATGGTGTTCCTTTCAAAATAGTAAATGAATGGTCTACCTTTGGATAGAAAATTATTTGTGCATTGTCCACATTTTTATTAAATGCATCTGTATCAATGATACCTTGCCATGTTGCAAAATATTTATTTTGAAATAAAAATGGGTCTAAGTAGAATGTAGAATATCCTTTCGGAGTGGTTATCCCCCAAGGATTTCTCATTTTGAATGCGTCTTTAACTGGGCCGTCACTACCCAAAAACTCGAATGCATTTGCAGTCTGTACATTAGGATGTGAAGGGGATGCATATCCATCAGGTACTTCTGTAAAATTTTCAGTATGTGAGGTTTCATCAATGTTTACACGGATATCTCTATTAGCAACTAGTATCCATCCTGTTTTTAACCAATCATCCATAGCAGGACAAGAACGTATAGTCTGAACTTTACTACCATATACATCTACATGAACCTTAGTCTTTTTCCACCACTCGGGCGTTATACTTTTTGCAAGGACTGGTTTAAAGTCCCTTATAGTACTATTACTAAATGTTGAAAATTCTATCGTCGGCATGAAACCACTCACTTGTATCTTTAATTAATCTAATTTCGTCACCCCTCAACACTATAGATTTTCTATCTATATATCGTGCCTTTGAAGAAGGTGCATCTGCACCATGGGGAATCCTTCCATCAAACATTAACAATCTGTTGGGTTTGAATTCAATCTCACCAATTTGATGATTTTTAATGTGTTCATCTCTTCCATCAAAACCCTGTTGCATTTCATCATATAGTCTCAATGCACCCCCCCATTGTTTGTTCCAAAACCTGTTGGTGTAATATAAGAAAGATAAATTCCATTCATCTTCGGGTTTACAATCTCGATGGGTTGTTCCCTGTAAACCTTGTGTTTGTGAGTTTAGTCCCATATATTGAAACCTCTCCCATTTAAACCCAAAGTCTATTTGTATCTTTCTATCTAACCATCTTGCAAGAAATGTATCTTTACTCTCTATATCATCATCGACCTGTTTGTCTTCACCACGGAAATACGTTGCACCCCAAAAACTATGATGTGCTAATCCAGTAGGACTATCTCCCCTAACTTGATTTGTCTTAGACCAAAAAGAGGTATGTGATACCTGTCTATCTATAGCATGATGCATCTCTGTTGATAGATAATCATCTATAACATAGACTCCTTTTAATGGAAATTCATCAAGTTGAAAAGGTTCGGTCTTATAATGTATATCGATACTGGACATTAACCGTTGTTCTGTCCATCAGTTGCTATTTGAGGTTGTGGTATTACTTCACAATACTTGTCATAAGATTTTAATAAATCTTCTCTAGTTGTAGATATCTCGTCTGCAATTTGAACATAACAACACCAAATTGCATCTGTATATTCTAATACTCGTCTTGCATTACTTCTGTATGGGTGTGCAGAACCTTCTCTACCGACATATGAAGCTTCAATGTGACTATCGAAACCATGTTTCTCTGCACATGAAACAACGTATTCTTTACACAACTCGTTCATTTGTTGTAGGTACTGGTTGTTTAGGTTATAACCAATAGGTGGTTCAGAGTTTCCAATGTATGTTTCAATTGAATCTTTCTCATCATTAGTTAGGTTAGTGTGAGTCTGTTCATCAAAGTTCCCTTTATCATCTTCCCACTTCAATACCTTAACTTCTATGTCATCGTAGACAACAACGTCAAATTCAAACCCCAACTCGGGTTTATCGACATTCTCGAATTCATATCGTAAACCATTAGGTTTCTCTATTATGAGTCTACTCTCTTCTGTATATATTAAACTATTCATTACTATTATTTACCTCATTCTTATGTTTATTTAACCACTTATTGTAGTATTCTAAGTTATTTATGTCACTGTAATCCATCCCTTTTACCCAAGGGCCACCTCTTGTATAGTGAATACCTGTAAAGTCCCATTTCTCTTCGGGGTCATCATAACCCTCCACAAAGATGTACTTCTGAGGTATCTCACTAATCTTATCCGTCCACTCAAACTGGTGTAACTGTTTTCCAGTCCAAGTGTTAACAACTTCAGGTGTTAATTTTTTGCAATCTTCATGTCCATTATTGAATATCATAAGACTTGACCATAACTTACATGGGTAGTCTATGTTGACTTCACCATCAAATTTAGTTGCATCATGGTCATAGTGTGGATACTTTACACATGCAATTGCATCATCGGGGTTCAGATAATAGAACATTGGTAGTATACTTTTCTCAAAGATGAAATCATCGTCTAAGAATATACTAAATCCTTCATAGTTTTCTAAGTAAGGTATTAAGAATCTACTGTATGTAAACTCAGTAGATTGATTTGCATACTCTCTATTATACTCGGGAATTTTAGATTTGTCAAGGAATTTGATTTCAGGTTCCCATCTGACTTGGTCGTGAAACCATCCACTACCTAATCCTTTTTTAATTGATTCAAGTATAGAGTGTTTATTAATTTCAGGTAGTGTAGTGTGTCGACTATCATATCCGATGTAGATACTGAGGGGTTTACCTTTTGCAAGTTTACTAACCTTACGATTAAACTCATGTACCTTTGGTCTAAAGTTTAGATTAGATAGGTCATGTTGAAACTCTAAATGTCCTTCAACAAATGAGAATGACAGATTAAACATGTCACAATCCTGTTCTTCTAAACGATTTTCCCAAAATGCAAGTGCATCTTCCAGTGTTATGGGTTCTATATCAATAACATCGTGTTTATCCCATATCATCAATTCCATGGATGGGTCTTCCATCTCCTCAAAACAACCTGAACGTACTGAGCCTGGATGGATTGCCATACCAAACTTATCACCAACCTCTTTGGTTATTCCTTGAATAGGATGAATTAACCCATTCTTTTGTATGTCTTGTATAATCCAATGTGCTTTTGCACTATGATAATACATAGATGTAAGACTTTCAAATGCATGGGGATGGTCTCTATTTTGATTTTCTTTAGTTTTATCCCAGTTTGCAACATCAAGTATATCAATGTACTCATCCTCGGTATTTTTCATATCCATACCAGCATGTCCTAACACCACCTCTCTTACTTCTGCAGTATAACCATGTGGTAGAAAGTAGTGGTATGTAGATGCTTGATTTCTTAACCCATTAAAACCAGTAAACTTATCTTTCTTTCTTTGTTCTAAGAAGTCCCCCCATGTAAAATACTTTAATGGTGGACACACTTCGTTAAACAAATACTTTAACATCTCGTAAGTTTCTTGTTGGGATTCCGTCTTCTCTTTTCTTAAATCAAAATTACCAATATTAATAAATATTTCTTTATAATTTTGTCCAACTTTGATTTGTTCTTTTAGTTCAATTAATGATTTGATAGATTTCATAATGATATTTATAGGTACAAAAAAGGGGACTATGAAGTCCCCTTTTTATCTTGGTTATATTAACCCGATATAGGTGTTGCAGGCCACTGTTGTGAACCAACTCCATCCCATCTTGCTTCAGGTGTTTGACCTTGTCTTGCATATGTAAACGGACTTCTATGACTATAGGTAAACGGTGTTTGACCTTGTCTAGCATAGGTAAACGGACTTCTATGTTGATAAGTAAACGGTGTTTGACCTTGTCTAGCATACGTAGACGGACTTCTATGTTGATACGTAAATGGTGTTTGTCCAGTTCTAGAATACGTAAACGGTGTCTGTGAATTACGGATATTAGGTTCCTGATTATTAGCAATATACGGATACGGTTGTTGTGCATTCCTAATGTTAGGTTCTTGATTAGATGCAATATACGGATAAGGTTGTTGTGCATTCCTAATGTTAGGTTCCTGATTATTAGCAATATAAGGATAAGGTTGTTGTGCATTCCTAATGTTAGGTTCTTGTGCAGATGCTATATAAGGATACGGTTGTTGTGTATTAGCAATATACGGATAAGGTTGTTGTGCATTCCTTATGTTTGGTTCCTGATTATTAGCAATATACGGATAAGGTTGCTGAGCAGACCTAATATTAGGTTGTCTTGCGTTAGCAATATACGGATAAGGTTGTTGTGCTGACCTAATATTAGGTTGTTGTATATTTGCAATATACGGATACGGTTGTTGCGCAGACCTTATATTAGGTTCTTGTGCAGATACAGGACTTCTGTAAGTGAACGGTGACCTATGGTTATAAGTAAACGGTGACCTATGGTTATAAGTGAACGGATTTCGATACGTAAACGGGTTCTGAAACGTAAACGGGTTCTGAAACGTAAACGGGTTCTGAAACGTAAACGGTTGTTGTGCATTATTAGGTTGTCTAGCACTGTTCGGTTGTCTAGCATTACCAATCGAAGGTGACCTTAAATGGCCAGGAATCCTACTATGCGCGTGATAAGGTACGACTCTAAATCCTATAGGCATTTTAGTTGACCTCCGCTATGTTTAGGTTTATATTATTCATTATTGTTAGTAGTATATTCATCAGTTTATGGTTCATCAAAGCCACCCCCAAAAAACTGACCGCCACCAAAGAAGAAGTAAGACTGTTGAAAGAATGCAATATATCTACTAGGTACTTGAGTAATACTAGGTGTTTGAATATTAAACGTGTACGGAGCTTGGAACGTGAATGGGTTCTGAAACGTAAACGGATTTCTTGCATTATTCGGTTGTCTTGCATTATTCGGTTGTCTTGCATTATTCGGTTGTCTAGCACTGTTCGGTTGTCTAGCATCCCTAATATTAGGTTGTTGCGCAGACCTTATATTAGGTTGTTGTGCAGATACAGGGTTTCTGTAAGTGTACGGACTTCTGTATTGGTACGTAAACGGTGTTTGACCAGTTCTAGAATACGTAAACGGACTTCTGTATTGGTACGTAAACGGTGTTTGACCCTGTCTTGCATAGGTAAACGGACTTCTGTAATTATAAGTAAATGGTGTTTGACCTTGTCTTACATAGGTAGACGGACTTCTATGTTGATAAGTAAACGGTGTTTGTCCAGTTCTAGAATATGTTGCTGGAGTCTGTGCTTGTCTAGCATAGGTAAACGGACTTCTATGTTGATAAGTAAACGGTGTTTGACCCTGTCTAGCATATGTAGAAGGTGACCTATGGTTATAAGTAAACGGTGTTTGACCCTGTCTAGCATATGTAGAAGGTGACCTATGGTTATATGTAAAAGGAGTCTGTCCCTGTCTAGCATATGTAGACGGACTTCTATGGTTATAAGTAGCAGGTTGTCTTGCTTGTGCTATATAAGGATACGGTTGTTGTGCATCTCTTATGTTTGGTTCTTGTGCATTAGCAATATAAGGATACGGTTGTTGTGCATCCCTTATGTTTGGTTCTTGTGCAGCTGCTATATAAGGATACGGTTGTTGTGCATCTCTTATGTTTGGTTCTTGTGCATTAGCAATATAAGGATATGGAATTTGAGTTGCAGTTTGACCTGACGCATTATTCCATCCAGTAGGTGTTTTTACATAGATTTGGTCAGCAGCTTTCCATGTGGAAGAACCAGTTTTAACCCATGCACCTTGAGTTGAATTCCAACCTGTCGGTGTTTTGACTTTTTGTGAACCTGATGCCATTTAGTTATCCATTAATTATAAGTTTATTTATAAAGACTCTAAACCCCTAGATTAGGAGTAAAGAACCCATAAATCACCAACTGCACCATCACCACTCACGGGTGCTGATGTTGATTGGTATACATTTCTTGCAGTTCCACCACTGTTAGATGCATTTGTTATTGTCAATGCACCAGTAGATACTGCAGAAGGGGTCACTGTTAATGCACCAGTTGAAGCACCAGTTGCTGTAGTTGTTCCGAATACAAACCCTGTTGCACTGTCGTCCCAACCCATAAACACATTACTTTCGTTACCTCTTTCAATAACGATACCTGCGTCTCCAGCAGGAGCTCCAGTTGTACCGTTTCCTAACTCAATCAATGAATCTGTCATTGTTGTGTTAGTAGAACTTACTGTAGAAGTAGTTCCGTTAACTGTTAAGTCACCTGAAAGAACTAAGTTCCCAAAAGTAACATTACTTGATGTTGCTACTGCCTGTCCAATGGATATTGCACCACCACTGTATGTAACACCAGTACCAGCACTTAGTTGAGCTCTTACTTCTGTTGCAGAAGGCCCTGTGTAAGTATATGCACCTGTTGAAGAACTATATGCAAGTCCACCAATTCCGTTTGTAACTGCAGAGTGTAATCCTCTGATGTCTCCATCTGATGGCCCAGCAAGTGTAAGTGTTCCAGCAGCGTCATCGTATGTAGAAGTGATGTTTGTTCCACCAACTACTAATCCGTTTACGATGTCTTCTATTTCTTCTTGTGTTTTACCTGAAGAGTTAATTGTGTATGTTCCAGCACTGTCATCATATGTTGTTGTTATATTCGTACCAGCAACCAATAATGCATTAACTCTATCGTCAACTCTTTCGTCTGTATAGTAAAGGTTTGTATTCTCACCGATATTTGCCGATGTTAATGTGATAGCTGCACCCAAGTTAACTTCTTGTGAGTTAACTGTTACACTGTCATTTACAAGTTTTGCATTTGCAATAGAACCTGCTAACATGGCATTAGTAATACCAGTTGCTTTTACTCTTAGTGTATCTGCATTTGTTTCGATTGAACTGTCGTCTACTGTTACAGAAAGAATACCACTTGAGTGTGCAAGACCATCACCTGCTACTGTTGCAGCTAGTGTTAGGGTTGCATCACCTGAAGTTGCACCGCCTGTTAGACCAGCACCTGCTACTACTGACGTAATATCTGCAGTGTTGTCATTACTTAGTGTAAGTGTTCCAGCAGTGTCATCGTATGTTGCAGTGATGTTTGTACCACCGACAACCATTGCACCGACTCTGTCATCGACTCTTTCGTTTGTAAAGTATAAATTTGTTGACCCTTCAGATACGTCATCCGTAGAACCTGAAAGTTCTGATAATGCATCTTTTGATGAAACTTGTGAATCTACGTATGCTTTTACTGATTGCTGTGAAGGTAATCTAGTTGCACTATCTGAATCCATTCCGTCTTCATCGATTAATGCAGCTGTAATTCTTGCATCAGCTCTTGCATCTGTAAAGTAAAGACTAGTTCCTTCTGATAAGTCTGCTGTATCGAAAACAGACATATTAACTGCGATGTCGTCTGCATTAACTGTGATACCTGTTCCAGCACCAATGTTTAGGGTTGCATCACCTGAAGTTGCAGTACCAGTTAAACCAGCACCTGCGTTAACACCAGTGATATCACCGACATTACCTGTAATTGTAAGTGTTCCAGCACTATCGTCATATGTTAATCCAATGCCTGCACCAGCTGTTAATAGTGAATTGACTCTATCGTCAACTGCTTCATTAACTGCTCCACCTGCGATTGCACCAGCAGAAGTAATAACCTCTGTTCCAGCGATTGATAAACCATTTTTAATATTGAAATTCTTGGCAGTCATTAGATACTACCTCCATCTAACTGAACGTTATTTAAAGCTTTAGCTTCACTTGCATCTGCTAAGTGTGTTGTTACCTTTGAGTCAGCGTAGTATAGATTTGTTGAACCTTCTGAAAGGTCATCTGTATCTAGTGTTGAAATTGCAGCTGCAACAATCTTACCAGCTGATGTAATGACTTCAGTTGAACCAACTGTAAGTCCGTATTCTATAACGAATTTTTCTTGTGTTGCCATTTTTTGGTGTCCTATCGTAAATGGTTAATGAAATCTATACATTTATTTAGGAGATGTCGACATTCAAAACAGTCGATATTTCTATATATCTAAAATAAAATGAAAGTTTTTTAAGATTATGTGTTTTCGTTAACAGTTCTTTTTGCAGTCTTAACTGCGTCTGTCCACACTGCTGTTGATATACCTTGAACCTCTGTAGACTCACCTGATACATCCGTATCTGTATGTGTCCAAGAGTCGTCATCGTTTTGTACAGATGATACACAATCTAATATGCGTCTATGAAAAGACCTATTTATCTCTACACCATCTTCTTTGATAATTGTAGCAGTACGAATTTGTATATTTTTATGTTCTCCTACAATTTCTATTTTGTCTTCTATTGTTTCTTTTGTTAATGCCATTTTATTTTTCCTTCTCCGTGCCTATCTCCGATAGACATAATTATTATGTTGTTGTATAATGTCCATGTATGTTTAGTTCAAATGATGTAGAGTCCATTGTATTATAAGTCCAATACGCTGTAGTTCCGCTGTTCAAGTAGACTCCTTGCAATTCAGTGCCATTTGTTCTGAAATGTGCTTTACCAATAGCATTTCCACCTAAATTTGTACAGTCTCCTCCTATCGTTATAATTGCTCTTTGATACGAATCACTTGCATCTAAAGATGTAAAGGGTAAGCCACTAATCTTAAAGGTTTGGCCAGGTAATGAAGATAATGTTGCAGCTATTTTTGCATGTATATGACATATATTTCCAATCTTTGTATATATGC